TGACACAGTTGGCGGTGCTGCAACCGTTCTAAACACTTATGCTAGTGGTACAGATGCGGGTCGCAAGTATCCGACGACTCAAGCTGGCGCTGCTTTGGCTTGGCAAGATACAGGTACGGCAGATATTAGACTGACTGTTACTGCTTCTGCCGCTACAACCGCAGGTTTGGTTCGTTTCACAGTTCTGTACGCGCAAAACAACAACTTAGCGTAATAGGAGGATAACATGGCTGGACCAGTAAAGGCGTATTCTTGGGCGCAGGGGACAACGGCTGCAATTGTTGGCCCTGCACGCTCTCGCATCCGTCAAGTTGTTATCTACGCAGAAACTGCTGGATCGTTTACGATGAAAAACGGTTCAGGGTCTGGTGGGGATTTGATTGTCCAGCCATTCCCTGTAGGAATGCACGTTCTGAACATTCCTGATGATGGCGTCCTAGCTACGGCTGGCGTTTATATCAACGCGTTCACGGGTGCTAATAACGATCTGACAATCTTTTTGTCTTAAATGCAAAATGGCGGGAAGCAATAAATCACTTGTTTCCCGTCATGCCAATAGGTGATTAATGTCTGTTGAAAAAAACGGAGAGAAGTTTTCAGGCTATAATAAGCCTAAAAGAACCCCCGGAGCCAAGAAAAAGTTCGCCGTTCTCGCCAAAAAGGGTGATAAAACCAAACTTGTTCGGTTTGGAGACCCTAAAATGACCATCAAAAAAGGCATTCCAGCAAGGAAGAAGAGCTATTGCGCTCGTTCTGGCGGTATAACTGGCACAACTGACAAGTTTAGTGCTAATTATTGGTCAAGAAAGGCTTGGAATTGTTAATGGCGGGAAAGACAGTCCACGAGCTTGAAATAGAGTTCACTGAGTGGAAGACTAATCAGAAACACCTTATCGACAGCGTTGATAAGCTTCAGTCTTCTGTAAAAGAAGTAAAAATAGCTGTTTTCCAAGGAAAATGGATGATTGTGGGCGCTTTGGTGTTCGCTGGCCTTGTAAATAGCGAGGTTTTAATGGGTATTTTGATGAATTTTGGGGCCAAATAATGGCTATAGGACGCTCTCAAATGGCACAACAAGTCACTAAATCAGGTAAAAAAAAAGGCGCTGACGGCAAAGCTTGCTGGAAGGGTTATCGGTTTGCAGGAACAAAAGCTGGAAAAGACCGTTGCGTTGCTGTAAAAAGAAAGAAACCAGCCACTCGCAAGGCAAGGAAGGCTTAATTCATGACTGTATCCGGTTCCACAGACTTTGAGCTTGACGTAGCAGAATACGTTGAAGAAGCATTCGAGCGGTGTGGCTTAGAGGCTAGGACTGGTTATGACCTAAAAACAGCGAAACGGTCTTTGAACATAATGTTCGCAGACTGGGCCAATAGGGGTCTAAATCAGTGGACTATTAAAGAAAGAACGCTGACCGTTGTAGAGGGCCAGAGAATCTACCCGTTACTCCAGAATGTAATAGACGTTTTGGCTGTTGTGGTGCGCCGTGGGACCACAGACTATACAATAGACAGGGTTAGCCGTGACCAATACCTTTCCATTCCTACAAAAGAGTCTACGGGCCGTGTAACTCAGTTTTTCCTAAATAGGCAAATTACACCAGATTTACAGGTTTGGCCTGTCCCAGATAACAGCACTGACGTTTTGGTCTACAATTGCCTTACCCGCATAGACGATGCTGACACCATGACAAATACAATGGATGTTCCTTTTCGCTTCTATCCGTGCTTGGCCGCTGGTCTAGCTTACTATATTTCTTTAAAACGTGCGCCAGAGCGCGTTCAGATGCTTAAAACTGTTTATGAAGAAGAGATGAGACGCGCTATAGATGAAGACAGGGATCGTGCTTCATTCCAAATATCTCCTAGTTTGAGGAATTATAGAATTGTCTAAATTCGCAACAGGGAAAAACGCTTATGGTATTTCTGACCGATCAGGTTTTAAATACCGTTTAAAGGACATGCGCCTTGAGTGGAATGGCCTTCTTGTGGGCAAAGACGAGTGGGAAGAGAAACAGCCTCAACTGAACCCTATTCGCGTTACTCCTGACCCCCAAGCTTTAAGAAATCCAAGGCCACCACAAAACGTAGCTCAAAAAAATAATATACAATGGGGCTGGAACCCAGTTGGAATGGCTGGGAATGGTGGCTTGACGCCGAATAACTTAGTCGCCCAAGGTTCCGTTGGAACAATAACGGTGGTAACAACATGAGTTTTACATACGCGCAGCTAAAGCAGGCTATTCAAGACTACACACAGAACGATGAAACATCTTTCGTAACAAATCTTCCGTTGTTCATTCGGCAGACAGAAGAGCGCATTCTTAAAAACGTACAGTTGAGTTTGTTCCGTAAAAACTCCACGGCTTCGACTACGGCGGGAAGCCCTTTTCTGGCGGTACCGTCAGACTATCTTGCTCCGTTTTCTTTGAGCTTGCGTGGTACAGATGCGGACAGGTTTTTTGTTGAGTTCAAAGACCCTAGCTTTTTACAGACGTACACGCCGGACGATTCGACAACAGGTGCGCCTCGTTATTACGGAGTATTCGACGTAGATAACTTCTTGCTTGCACCAACGCCTGACGCTCCGTCAATAGGGACTAACTACACTGCAGAACTTCATTATTTTTATCGACCTCAGAGTTTGACAGCAGGCGCAGATGCCGGAACTACTTGGCTCAGTGAGAATGCTGAACTGGCAATGTTGTATGGTTCTTTGATTGAGGCATATATATACATGAAGGGCGATCAGGAAGTTATGGGTATGTATGCTGGACGGTTCCAAGAAGCCTTGCTTGGTATTAAGATGTTGGGCGAAGCCAAAGAAACCACAGATGAGTACCGCACAGGAAAAGTTATAAGGGCGAAACAATAATGTCATTAGGAAGTATGAGTATTCCTCAACACAAACAACTTGTTGAGGTCCGAACAACGCAGAATAGAGGCTTCACGCCAGAAGAGTTAGCGCAAGTGTGTGTGCAAAAAATCGTATCTGTTTCAGATACTGCACCCCCCGCTATACGAGATCAGGCGCAAGCGTTTGCGGACAATATTGAGGAGGTGGTTGCTTTCTATATGAAAAGAGCTATCGAAAGTGATCGCACATCAGTGTATAACGCTCTCAATGAAGCGGGGGAACCCGATCTAGCTGAACTTATAAGGAGACTTTAGCATGGCCTTTACAGGTAACTTTATGTGTACGTCCTTCAAGCAGCAGTTGCTTGAGGCTCAACACAACTTTTTGCTTTCTGGGGGGGACACCTTCAAGATTGCATTGTACACCAACAGCGCCTCTTTCACTGCGGCGACTACGGACTACACGGCGACTAACGAAGTAGCGGCGTCCGGTTCGTACTCAGCGGGTGGCGGTACGCTAACTCGTATTAATCCTGCTACATCTGGGACGACAGCGTTCACAGATTTTGCAGACATTACGTTTACGTCAGCAACTATCACTGCTCGCGGTGCGTTGATCTACAACACTACAACAGGTGCTGGATCAGGAACTACAGACACAGTTGTTGTGCTGGACTTTGGATCAGACAAGACCTCGACTTCGGGTGACTTTGAGATTGTTTTCCCAGCGGCTGACGCGAGTAACGCTATCATTCGCATTGCCTAAGTGTAGGGCAGCGTTATGGCTATATCGTTCACACTAAACAGCGCATCTAGCGGTGGACGACAGGCTGACATAACGCTGCCTGCCACAGTGTCGGCTGGCGACCTTTTGGTTGCCATGCACTATGATATTAGTAACGAGTCTATTCCGGCAACTCCCTCTGGCTGGACGTTAATAAACAGCCTCACTAGCGGGACGAGTGCGGGTACGCTTGGCATCATTGCTAAGATTGCGGATGGCACTGAGGACGGCGCAAGCCTGTCTTGGCTTCCCGGAACTGATAATAACTACGCAGCCTTTTCTCTTACGCCGGACACAACCCTTTCTTCATTGGGGTCTGTAACAGGCACTGATGGTGCAAGTTCCACAAGCTCCATTAGCCTAGATGCTACGCCATCGGCGGGTACTCTGCCACTTATGCTTATTTACGCAGGTGGGTCCAACGGTGCTATAAACGTCACTCCAAACGGTGATTTTTCTGAAAGATTTTCAGGGACAGACGGCGTAGAGTTAAACGCAACTTTTTACGAAGTTGGAGACCCTACTACAACTTTAACCACCAACACAGGTGATACTGGTCGCCAGACACTTGTGCTTGGTAATCTTAATCTAAATTTTTCGGTTAGTGTTGTTGTTAATGTTACAGGCGTAACTTCTACCGGGGCGGTTGGCAGCGTCACTGTAACAGGCGGTTCTTCGGTAACGGGAACAGGTTCCACAGCCACGGGACAGGTCGGAAGCGTCACTACTACTGGAACTTCTTCGGTAATAGGAACAGGTTCTGAGGGTACGGGACAGGTCGGCTCTGTAACGATATCAGGTAATTCTACTGTCACTGCCACAGGTTCTGAAGGTACGGGGCAGGTCGGCACTGTTACTGCAAAAGCCAATATCTCTGTAACTCTTACGGGTTCTGAAGGTACGGGGCAGGTTGATTCTGTTACTGCAACAGGAAATTCTGCTGTTACCGCAACGGGTTCTGAAGGTACGGGGCAGGTTGGCTCTGTAACAACGACAGGTTCTGCCTCGATAACTCCGACAGGTGTGTCCGCAACGGGTGAAGTCGGTGGGATTACTTTCCCTGATGTTATTGTGGATGTTACTGGGGTTGAAGGCACAGGGGCGGTCGGAGACGTATCTGTCAATGCTCAACAAAACGTAAGTGTCCCAGTTACGGGTGTGGCGGCACTTGGTGAGGTTGGCACCGCGACTGTAGTCGTTTCTGAGAGTGTAAGTGTCCCAGTTACGGGTTCTGAATCCACCGGAAACGTAGGCTCCGTCACAATAGCGAGTGGCACTGGAGTTAGTGTTACGATTACGGGGTTGGCCTCTACTGGTGGGGTTGGCAGTGTAGTTGCGAAGGCCGGAGCAGGGGTGTCTGCTACAGGCGTATCTGCCACAGGACAAGTTGGGTCAGTTACAGTATCTGTCGGGTCTACCCGTGTTACTGTAACAGGCGTATCTGCTACGGGCCAAGTAGGCTTTCCATTGGTTTGGGGCCGCATTGTGCCTGACGCTGGGACAAGCTATACGCCTATATCACCTAGTGCCGGAACAATTTATAGTAAAATACAGCCGAATCCGGGTACAAGTTACACGGGTATAGCACCGGACCCTGAAACGAGTTATACTGACATCGAGCCTAGCCCCGGTACAAGTTGGGAAGAAGTCGCAGCGTAAGGATTTATCATGCCTAGTACATACACAGATAACGGTGGCATAGAAAAAATTGCCACAGGTGAACAGTCCGGCACGTGGGGCGACACCACCAATACGAACTTGGATATCCTTGATCGTATTACTAATGGCGTGGGGACCATAACTCTGTCGGGCACAACCCACACCTTGGATACGACTAACGGCACTTTGTCGGATGGTATGTACAAAGTGCTTGTTTTGAGCGGTTCGCCTAGTGGAACAAACACGATTACTGTGACGCCCTCAAATGCTCAGAAGCTGTATTTTGTTTACAACAACTCCGGGCAAGATGTTATTTTCTCGCAAGGCGGAGGTGCAAACGTCACCGTAGCCAATGGAGACAGCAAGGTTTTGTATCTTGACGGCGGCGAAGCGTCTGCTGCTGTGTTCGACTTAACCGCTAACTTCGCGATGAGCAGTGTTAATATCACAGGCGGTTCTGTTACGGGGATCACCGATCTTGACGTTGCGGATGGCGGAACGGGAGCTTCTTCAGCGTCTGCGGCTAGAACAAACCTTGGCCTCGCTATAGGATCGGACGTTCAGGCCTTCGATGCCTTGTTACAGGACATATCGTCATTAACGGCGACTTTAGGTCATGCTATTGTAGGTGACGGAACTAATCTTATTAGCACCTCAAGTTCTACAGACGCGATGATTATGCCAGCGGGGACCACGGGGCAGCGTCCTACTGCTGTCAACGGTATGATCCGGTACAACTCAAGCGAGGCTAAGTTTGAGGGTTATGCCGACGGTGCGTGGGGTACGATTGGTGGCGGCGGCTTCGATACGCAGGAGACCACGACAACTTCCGTGTCTCAGGTTGCAGTAGGTACATACGATGCGGCTACGGTCTTGGGCCTAAAGGTTTTGATCCAAGTCACCGACACGGTTGCTACAGAGCGTTACATCACCGAGCTTCTGGTTACGCATGACGGTGTCACGGCGGTTGCTACCGAGTACGGCCAAGTGGCTACAGACACGGCGTTATCTACTTTTGATGTTGATATAAACACCGGAAACATACGGATACTTGCAACTCCTGCGAGCACGAACTCTACGACATTTCTTGTTCGCGGAGCGGAGATGTCTGCTGTAGTATAAGAATATTTGTTTTAGGGGAAAGGGAACCTAAATGGCAAACGACAAAGACTTCAAGGCCAAGAATCGAGTAACGGCTTTAGCGTTCTACGAAAAGGTAACTGCACTAACATCCTCCTCTGGAGCGATGACAGCAGACTTGTCCACTGCTTCAGTCTTTACGTCTACGTTAACCGAGGACACATTAGTGACTTTGTCTAATGCTCCAGCTTCTGGGTCACGCGGCTACGCAACCTTTGTGCTGAAAGCAGACAGCGGAACGCATAAGATATACTTCGATAAAGGCGTTAACTACGACACTAAAACTTACGATATAAGTACGGATCAATGGGTCATCACCCTCCAGACATCAGACGGCGGTGTTGCTTACTCTGGTTCTTATGCCGTTCAGGGGGCAGCGTAATGTCTAATACAAAAGATTTTAAGGTCTCAGACATTGTGCAGGTATCAGGGCAGACAACTCTGAAAACAGGTACAACCTCCACCTCTCAAGAGAATTACCGGGTAGCTGACCTAGACAATGAGGCGGTTTCCTCCACAATTGCCGGTCTTAGTACTCCAGCTAACATCTTTTTTAAAGCAGATGGCTTGCAGGTTTTTCTTCTGGACGGGGGGGCCAGCGACAATGTCGAGAGGTTGTCATTATCCACGGCGTGGGACGTTACAAGCACTCTAACTCCAGTAGACAGCTTTTCTGTGTCTTCTGAAACGACTAGCCCTGTATGGGTTCAGATTTCCGACACGGGGCGGCATATGTTTGTTTTGTCCACAACTGAAGACACGGTGTATGAGTATGACGTTGATCCAGCGTATGACATTTCTGCGGCAACATTCACTCAGTCCCAGTCCTTTGTTCCCGGTGGCGGTGGAGGGTTTACCTCTTTCGCGTTTAACGATGACGGTACTAAAATCTTCTTCACAGAGGGCACCAACACTACGATGTCCTTCTACACCCTAAGTACTCCGTATGACATCTCTAGCGTGGGTGCGGAAAGTACGCAGGCAATTTCTGGGGCGACTGGAAACGGGCAAATAAGTTTTGCAGACAACGGCTCTCTGATGCTGTGGCTTGATACAACAAACGACAACCTTCTGCTTTTCACTTTGTCTACGGCGTATGATCTCAGCACCGCAACGCTGAAAGAGACCAAGACTAACATTGATACAGATTTGCGCTCTCCTGTGTTCGGAGACTCTGGAAACAATGTGATTTTTGTAAATAGAATTGATGATAATCTGTACGCTTATGATGCCGAAGTAGATGTGTTGTCTGTAGACTTGTCTACAGGGAATTATTTTGAAGTAGACACTTCTAGCTATGAAGAACTTTCATTTACAAACCCCCCTGCTTCTCAGACGTTCCAAGTACTCCAGAAGGGTGGAACGGGTTTTGGGTTGGATGTCGGTGCGACTGCAAACTTTACGTCCGGCACTTCCGCTATCCCCTACTATCAAGATACCGGGACGTTTGAGTTTACTCTCACACCTGACGGCAGACACGCACTTAGTTTTGAAAACAATCAAGTCCGCTTGATGGAGTTGGATAAGCCCTTTGATTTAAGGGCAATGTCTCTAGTTAACTATGTTACCACGCCGAGTTTTGACTCGAAGAGTCGGTATCTTAGAAATGACGGCAGGTATGCTTACGCCACGCAAGCATCCTCCCTCTATCAGTACGAGATAGACCCTCCGTTTACTGGGACGATTACGGAAGAAAACGTGGCTACGGGTCTGGTTAATGCAGAAAGGCTTTGGTTCAAACCGGATGGAACTAGGTTTTTCTTGACGGGGCCAGTTGACAGTTCGACCATATCTACGTTTGACCTCTCCACCGCTTGGGATATCTCTACTGCTTCAAACGCATCAAAGAACTTAACTTTAGCGGCGGATGTTACCAACATCGGGTTTATCCTGTCGGATGATGGCAAACACCTGTACTACGGGACTGATCTTGCCCCGGATAAAATATACAACTACGTTCTTACAACCCCTTGGGATGTTACATCCGCTGCACTTGTTGGCTCTATAGACCTTCCATCTGGAATCGGAACGACATGGAAACTAGCTGGGATGTACCCGTCCGAAAATAAGTTTGTCTTAACAGATGACGCTGTAGTAGATACTTTTTACCAATCTCTTTTTGAGTTCTACACTAGCGGGGTTACTTACTATGCCCCAGTGTATCAGGACACGGTGAACTTTACGGGGGGCGTTGCGCCTACATATGACGAGGACAGCAACAGTAAGCTGATTACCTTCTCGACCAATGACGGCGGCGCTACTTACTACGCGGGGTACTCTGATGTCTAACTTCAAGATAAAGCACGGCTTACAGGCTAAATCCCTTGGTCAGGGAGCGGTAAGTGTTTCAGGAACAGACGTAGATTTAAATCTTGGAACTTACTTCTCCAAGACAATAAGCGGAGCGACTACGTTAACATTTAGTAACCCTCCCCCTTCAGGGTTTGGGCAAGCGTTTCAACTTGAAATTACTGGGGATGGTAGCGCGATAACGTGGCCGACCTCGATTGACTGGGACCGCGCCACAACTCCCCCCGTTACGGCGAGCGGGAAGGTGGATGTCTTTAATTTCTTGACGGTAGACAATGGCACTTCTTACATTGGTAAGAAAACAATAGAGGGGGCTTCTTAATGTCTCTTGCAGCAACCCTTTTTAATTCAAACACTACATTCGGGCCGGGGATAGAGGTCTTAGGTTTTATAGCTTCGACTAGAGGTAGTAGTCTTAATCTTACAGCGTCCTTTACCAACGGCTCTTTGCCAAGGACACTGCAAGAAAACGATCTTGCCGTTGCTATAATGGTTAATACCGACCTCACAGCAAACGCTGGAGAATCAGACATGGTCGTAGAAAGCTCTGCCGCTGCGGGGGACTATACAGGCTCGACTTACGCGAGTTCTGAGAATACTGCGACTACCGATCGGTGTCAGGTTAAAATATTTTACAAGTTTATGGGAGCAACACCAGACACTCAGGTGTATGTTCCTATTGTTTATAGCGGTGACAGTGACGGACAGAGCAGTGTGATTGTTTATTTTTTAAGAAACGTCGATACATCTACTCCTTTCGATGTCACAACAACAACTGCCACTGCAAACAACGTAGGTACGATAACTACGCCGTCCTTGACCATAACTACTCAAGGCTCGTTGGTTATTCAAACAGGAAACGTAGGGGGCAATAATATGAACGACTTGTCTATGGACAACTTTGGCACATCTACAAGCGTTCCAGTTGGTTTTTACGCGCAAATCGTTGGTAGTGGGACAGAAGACCTATCCAGTATAGCAGTTGTAAACTACGACAAATCGGGAACACCTGCCCTCCCTGTTTTCCGTGAAGCCACCACAACTGGCGCACTTGTATCCATGTCGATGGCACTACGCCCTGCAAATCCGCCGATTTACTAAGTGTGAAAACTTAGTGTATACTATGCTTAGAGGAACAAGAGATGCCACTATCAAAGCTACAGTTTAGACCCGGCGTAAACCGAGAGACAACCTCGTATGCAAACGAGGGCGGTTGGTTTGACTGTGACATGGTGCGTTTTAGAGACGGCTCGCCTGAAAAGATTGGCGGGTGGACCAAGCTCGGTTCCAATTCGTTTCTAGGGTCTTGTCGTGCTTTGCACTCTTGGAGAACGATCAACCTAAACAACTATCTTGGTGTTGGGACTAGCGTTAAATACTACATTGAAGAGGGGGAGGGCTACTCTGACATAACCCCTATCCGTTCTATCACTCCTGTTTCCAGAAATGTTGCAGTGTCTATATATGGCGCATCTGCAACGGGTGAAGTGGGAGAAGTCTCCGTTCCTATGGAAAATGTTTCGGTAACCTTGACCGGGGTTACGGCGTTTAGCCAAATCAATTATGTCGATGCGCAGAGCGAAGGTGGGGATATTGTTTACCTAACAGGGACTTCTGCTACTGGAGAAGTTGGGGACGGAACTTTCATTAATACGCTGCCTGTAGAAGTTATTGGTTTGGAGGCGACGGCTGCAGTTGGCGGTGTAAATGTTGTTACGACAGCAGTAGATTTTGACAGTGAGATTTTGTTTTCTGCGACGGATGGTTCCTCTACAATTTCTGTGAACGACATAAATCATGGCGCGGTAACAGGGGACTTTGTAACCTTTACAGATGCCATCGGTCTGGGTGGAAATATAACTACTGAAATCCTGAACCAAGAGTATCAAGTCGCTTTAGTTGTGGATGAGGACAACTACACGATTGTCGCCAGAACGGTAGCTAGTGTAGGCACCATAACGATTGACGGAACTTACACGCCTACTCCTGTTGTCGCCAATGCGTCAGACACAGGAGACGGTGGCGGGTCTACTATTGGAGCGTATCAAATCAACGTGGGTGTAGATACCAGTATCTCAGGGAACGGTTGGGGCGCTGGAGCTTGGGGCCGAGGAACGTGGGGTTCTGGCGCTGATATTAACGCCGAAGCGGATACTTTGCGGGTATGGTCGCATGATAACTTCGGGGAAGATTTGATCTTTAACGTGTCCAATGGCCCAGTGTACTATTGGGATGCTTCTGCCACTAATCCGAAAACAAACCGTGGAGTGCCTTTGTCTAGTTTAGCAGGGGCCAGCAACGTGCCAACTGTGGCGACTCAAATTATGGTGTCGGATCGTGATCGGCATGTTATCGCGTTTGGCGCAAACCCTTTAGGAAGTTCTGTACAAGACCCTCTTCTTATAAGGTTTTCAGATCAAGAAAATGCAGCAGAGTGGACCCCGCAAGTTACAAATACTGCGGGTGATTTAGTTGTGGGTGTAGGCTCAAAAATCGTTTGCGCAATAGAGACTCGGCAACAGATACTGGTGTTTACGGACGCATCATTGCATGGGATGCAGTTTCTCGGGCCGCCGTTTACATTTGGTCTAAGCCTTTTGTCCGACAACATTTCTATCATTGGTATTAACGCGGCAGCAAGTGCGCAAGACCGCGTGTTCTGGATGGGGCGCGATGAGTTCTATCTGTTCGACGGAACCGTACGGAAACTACCTTGCACCGTTAAGGATTACGTCTTTAGCGACTTTAACGAGTCTCAAGCAGATAAAGTGTATTGCTCTACCAATACTTCTTTCAGTGAAGTCTGGTGGTTCTACCCATCCAGCTCCAGTCAAAACGTGGATCGGTACGTTTCTTACAACTACGACCTTAACTTGTGGACATACGGGACGTTGGCCCGAACTGCTTGGACTGATGTTGGCATCATTCAAAATCCAATTGCTGCGGGAACGGACGGTTACTTGTATTACCACGAAGACGGGTTCGACGACGGAAGTACCAACCCAGCTAGTGCTTTGACCGCGTACATCGAGTCCTCGCAAGTTGGAATAGGTGAAGGTAACAACTTTAGCTTTGTGTCTAAATTAATCCCGGACATTACTTTTAGGAACAGCACCGCGGCCAGTCCTTCAGCCACCTTTACTTTAAAGGCTAGAAACTATCCTGGAGGTCAGTACCTACAAGAGGACGACAGTTCTGTAGTTAAGACTGCTTCTGTCCCTGTTGAGCAGTTTACCCAGCAGAATAATGTGCGGCTTAGGGGTCGATCTATAGCTTTGCGCGTTGAGTCAGACACCACAGGTGTTGGTTGGAGACTGGGTGCGCCGAGGATTGATGTTAGGCAGGATGGGAGAAGGTAGTGTCTGATCGTTTAGTCCCAGTACCGTTTTTCCCCCTTCCGCCACAGGAGTACAATCAACAGTACTTTGCAGAAGTAGTCCGTGCGATATCATTTTACTTTGAGCAGAATGCAAACCCCGGCGAAGGGCGCAACACGTTCTCCGTTTTTACTGGGCTACAGACAAACGATATAGGCCTAGAGCCGGGGGCTATCTTTAACTATGGTGGTTATGTTAAGATCACTCAACTTAATTCGACACATCCGGCTGGCACTGAAGCAGTAGGTCAGGTAGGCGTTGTCACGGTAACGGACTTGTAGGTGCATAAATGGCGTTAACTTTACAGCAGCAGATTGCTCAACAAGAACAAGCTAGAGCCGAGCGAGAACAGGCTATTATGAATTTTCGAAAGCAGTCTCAAGCCGACAGGCAAGCATTAAGAAAAGATTTGAAAGCTCGGGGTGAACCAAAAGGTTTTCACCCAGAAATGTTGGCGTTGTTTGAACAGCAACGAGCAGACCCTCTTGGCTTTGCGCTGGGAAAGAACAGCGTTGCGGCTGTCGGTATGGGAACTCGCGATTTAAGACAGGGTATTGAGTCTCTTCAACGGCAGGTTTCTCAACCCTTTTCCCAACTGAGAAACGTCGTGAGTGGCAAATCCGACCAGCTTGTGCAGAAAGGCCTCTCGGGGCAAGCCGACTTAGGAGATGTTGCCGTTTCGGTTTCCGGTCGCCAGCCTGTGTCCCTTGAAAAGGCCGCGTCGAAGTACGGCATGTCTGTCCCGCAGTTCTTGCAGATGAATCCTCAGTACGCGGGCCGCTCTCAATTAAGCCCCGGAGAAATATATAAGGTCGCAGGGCAATCCTCTAGTTTGCCTGAGCAGTTGGAAGCTCAACAGATGCGGTACGACGCTAACGTGTCACCTGAGTTAGCGCAGTTATTACAGAACCCCGCGCAAGGCGGCATACTGAATGCGTACAACAACGTATCAAATCTTCGAAAAAGAAGAGCCCGCTTCTCGAACCAAGCGGCTAATCTTGCTGAACAAGAGGGAATAACACAAGCTGCCGCTAAACAGCAACTGCGCAATGAGGGCGGCGGGCTGTCTAAAGAACAACGTGCGACACTGCAAGCTAGCAAAGGAAAACTATTAGGCAACGAGAGCGCGATTTTAAATCCTTTGTTTAGTTCGCTTGGCATGGGTGCCGAGATGGGCGCTCGTCGAGCTTCCCAAGGGGGACTAAATCTGGAGGCTCTTTCTCAAGCGTCGGGATCCTTACAGCCGTTGTCTTTAGAACAGTCGCAACTGGCGTATGTGCAACAAACTGGGGAGCTACCGCAGACACTGCAAGACCAATTTACCCCTGCGCCGACCCCTGCGCCTCAACAAGTTCAGCAGGCGGCGCCGACTCAAAACTGGTACGACGCCCCTCAATTTCAGTATCAGCAGCAGCCTTACTACGGCGGATATCAACAAGCCCAACAACAGCAGCCTTACTACGGCGGGTATCAACAGTCCCAACAGCAGCAGCCTTACTACGGCGGGTATCAACAGTCCCAACAGCAGCAGCCTTACTACGGCGGGTATCAACAGTCCCAACAGCAGCAGCCTTACTACGGCGGATACCAACAACAAGCGAGCCCTATGTACGGCGGTATTGGCGGAATGGGAAACATGATGCCCTACGGTGGAAGTGGATTAGTTTAATGCGTGTTGACGGCTGGCAAAAGAAAAAAAGTTTTGCTATAGTCCTCGGTAACCACCGTGGCAACAGCGTTGTTTGCACCACGCAGTACGTCCCCAGTATGAACTCAGCACTTAATGTGTTGAGCGGAGAGATATAATGGTTCCTTTTCTAGCACCCCTTCTTGGCAGTCTTGCGGGCTCCTTACTACCCGCTACTCTTGGCACAGGGATAGCAACCTCACTCGGTTTGTCGGGCGCACCAGCTGGTCTTGTTGCTGCCGCAGCTCCAAAGGCTATTGGCGCAGGGATTGGTACACTTCTTGCGGGCGGCGACTTGGGTGATGCGGCTCTTAACGCTGTTGGGTTTGGAGCAGCAGGTGCGTTGACAGGAGGCGCCGCCGCAACTTCGGCAGCGGCAACGGCTCCAGCGGTAGCGGCTCCAGCGGTAGCGGCTCCAGCGGTAGCGGCAACGGCTCCAGCAATCGACCCGATGAAGCTAATGCAAATGGGTGGGCAACTCATGAACCAAGGTACCCCGCCTCCTCCTGTTCAACAGGTTCAGGCGCAGCGTTCAGCACCAACTCAAATGTCGGCCAACCCGATGCTGACTTCAGCCCCCGGCGTCGATGCTATGTCTCCTGGGGCGGCGTCGATGACGTCTTCTCCTGCAGGTGGTATTGCCGCTCTCCCGGCTATGAATAATCAGCCCATGGGTTTGCAGATGATGACAGCTGGTTTGGGCCCAAATCAACAAGGCGCGGTGAATGAGTATCTCCGCTCCCAAGGCATGGTAGGATTTGCATAATGTGTGGTGGCGGAGGTGACCAGACGGTCACGCAGAAAACAGAACTAGATCCAGCAATGCGCCGGCTCCTTTACGGTGGCACGGCAGCCAATCCACGTGGTGGGTTCGGCAGCACTGCTGCTGCGGCAAACTCTGGCGGCGGTCAAGGCGGCGGTCAAGGCGGCGGTAATCAATACAACAACAGCGACTCGGATAGTACTGCCGCAGCACTACGACTTCATTATGAATCACATCCTGGCACTGCCCCCGGATCTCCTTTAGATGCCACTGGGATTGGAAGCCCAGACTACGGTAGCCAGCCCGCACCTACTTATTCAGACTTGGGATCGCCAAATAATCCGAATGTTATGGAGGCCCCGACTAATCCTGGCTCATCCTTTTCTGGTAACCAAGGTCTTTACGCCATGGGCGGCCCGGTGATGCCGCAGCAAGGTCTTGCGTCCTTGAACCAAGGTCAGATGCCCATGATGAACGGGCAGATGCCAAATCTTTCTGATCCTATGACCGCGGCCACACTGGCCATGGCGGTGCGCAGCCCTCAAATGCGGTACGGTTCTATCATGGCCCAGCCTAACCCTATGATGGCTCAACCTATGATGGCTCAACCTATGCAGGGGTACGCCATGGGTGGGTACATCGAGGGGCCCGGAACTGGGACCAGCGATTCTATTCCTGCTAGAATCTACCAAGGCGGCGTTCCCGTTCAAGAGGCGGCTCTTTCGGACGGCGAGTTCGTTATGACAAAAGATGCAGTAGACGGGGCAGGTGGTGCGGCGGCGATGTACGCGCACATGCGAAAGTTTGAAAACGGAGGAACTGCCTAATGTGTGGTGGTGGTGGTGGCGGCTCAGACGTTGTACCAGGCGGACCAATCGGCCAGTTCCCAGAACTTTCTGCGGAGCAGCTTAACAGTGCCGTTAGTCTTCCTTCGGGTTTTACGGCGAAACCTGTTCTGGGGGAACCTGGAACGGACGCCCCGCCCTCGTATGCTATCTATGATCCATCAGGGGACGTGTACAGCGCGAGCTCTGACTTTGGGCAGTTTCTTTCTGCGGCAAACGAAGTTAACTCGTTCGCGGGGGCGGCTAACTCTATTTACAATCCTGAGACCAACAGCTTTGTAAACTCCACCACAGGGCAGAATCTTAGCATAGAGGGACTATCAGCAGCGCCTCAGCTATCAAATACGGGTGTCATTGGTGGGCGCCAAGTCGGTGTCGCTGGCCCAGGGGACGACATTCCCGGCGTTACGGAGCTAGCTTATGGGCTCGCGGCTGAAGGTTTAACACTTCCAGAGCAGCAGTTGGCAGGGTTTACGCCTGACCAGCTCAACGCTTTTGAAATGGCTAGAGCTGGCATTGGCTCTTACCAACCATATCTGGACCGAGCCACAGATCTCACTGATACGGGCGTGGCGGCTTTGGAAAAAGCAATGCGGCAGACAAACCGACTTGCTGGTCAGATCCCAGGGGAGGTTCAATCTGGGCAGGCAGCTTTAAGCCGAGCGGCTCGTGACGTTCAGCAATTTGCCGGAGAAGGCGCACTTGCCGCTTCCGAGGCGGCTAGAAACATAGAACGGTTCGCTATCAGAGGCGCAAGGAGCGCGGACGAAGCCGCGGCAAACGTCCTTAGGGCGTCTATGTCCTCGGACCCCGCAACTCGTCTTGCTGCTAAAGAGCTAATGGAATCATCATCTAGGATAGGTGATCTTGCAGCACGAACCGAGGAACGTCTGCTTTCCCAGGGTATCAAGGCAGAAGACATTGCGGCACAAGCAGCAGCTAACGCTCGCGCACTTCAAGACCCTATGGCCGCCCAGCTCGGGCAGTCTACAAGTGGGGCTCGTGGGTTTGCCCAACAAGGTATTGCTGGAGCTCAAACTGCAGCGGATCGTGCTCGTATGTCTACGGCAGAGGCGCAACAGTCTTTGGCCGAAGCCGCCCAAATGGGTAGATCAACGGCGCAACAAGGTATTGCTCAGTTGGCGGGAACCGGACAAATGTTCGACCCATCTATGACTGGTTCCTTTATGAACCAGTACGAGGACGCAGCGGTCCAAGCGACCCTTGATGACATGGCCCGCCAAGGGTTGATGCAGGAAAATGAAGCGGCAGCTCAAGCTATCCAATCGGAGGCTTTTGGAGGCAGTCGCGATGCCCTTGTTCGTTCTGAGCTTGCTCGGAACCTGTTGGAACAACAGGGGAAAGTATCCTCACAAATGCGAGCAGCGGGGGCTGAGTCTGCAGCTCAACGTGCGCAACAAGCTTTCGAAGCCGCGCAGGGTCGTCAGCAAAATGTCGCTCAACTCACCGGGCAACTTGGGCAGATCGGCGTTGGTGCATCGGCTCAGGCTGCGCAAGCTGGGGGTCAGCTGGGGCTTTCCGCCGAAGAACTTGCACAAAGCGGTGCTCTTCAAAGTGCTCAGTTGGGTATGAGTGGAGAGCAGTTTGCGGCAGCCAACGCGCAAGCTGTAGCTCAAACGGGCTTGAGCATTGAACAGCTGGCGGCTCAGACTGGTCTTTCTGCAGCAGAGGTAGCAGGAACTTTTGCAATGCAGGCTGGACAGTTCGGCCTATCCGCCGAACAACAACGCCAGAACGCTGCGATTCAACAAGCGCAGCTGGCGCAACAGCAAGCACAACTTGGCATGTCGGGCGCTGAATCCGCTGGCAACTTGGGTATGGCGGGCGCTCAAATGCAAATGTCGGGCGCTAATCAGGCTGGCAACTTGGGCATGTCGGGCGCTCAGATGCAAATGTCGGGCGCTAATCAGGCTGGCAACCTTGGTCTTCAAGGTTCTAATCTAGGTCTTGCTGGGATTAGTGCCGGTCTTGGGGCGCAGCAGCAATACGCAGGCTTGGGTCAAGGGATCGCGGGCCTGGGACAACAGTATTACGGCCTTGGCCAAGGTGCGCAGCAAATGGGCTTACAGGACGTCAACACCATGCTTGGAATCGGCGCAACTCAACAGCGGCAAGACCAAGCCTACTACGATACACTGTACGGCAACCAGTATCGTCAGATGATGCAGCCGTATCAGCAGTTGGCATTCTTGTCTGACATTGTAACGGGGGCACCGTCTGGTCAGGCGGCAACGATGAGCCAGCCTGGACCAAGTGTTGGTTCACAGTTGGTCGGCGGAGCCACTGCGCTGTATGGCCTTGATCAAGCTGGCCTTAACCCCTTTAGGTAATAACGAGGAACGCATTAATGGATACCTTGTCCCGCAAATTATTTAAGTCGCGAGATGCACGGACCAAGCTCCGTGGCATGGGCGGTATTCTTTCGTCTTCCCCTGAGCTGGTGCAGACAGTACAGAAGTATCAAGATGGCGGCGACGTGGACGCTGGTTTTGGATCTAATGTCGAGTACACATACAGCACGTTCCTGGCCGAGAACAATCTTAATGATACGCCGCAGGCTCGTGAGATGTTTGCGAGGTACAAGGTTTACATGGACACAAGGGAAGCTCCTTCGGATCCGAAGTTGTTTAGCCCAGTTGGGTTTGACCGTGCACCTGCAGGTCTTGGCGATGCGCCTATGATGACACCAATGGCATCAGGTGTTGAGTTTGATCCTACCCGCCAGTACACAAGTCCTGACATGCCTTCCGCACCTGCCGAGTTGTCTGAAATTGGAACAGATATACCATATATCCGCCAGACGTCACCTGCTGCACCTGCCGCACCACTCTCTACTTTAGACCAGTTGCGTGGCAGTGTGTATTCGACCAACCCGCTTGAAAATGCCTTGGCGGATACGGGTCTTGACTCTAATTTTATCGGCACCTCGATCATTGATCCTATCACAGGGCGGATTAAAGAGATTATTGCAGGAGATGCGGCGCGGAATCAAGGCTACAAAGATTCCGCCGCTGAGGCTAGCAGACAAGCTGACTTCCGTGCAGTTGGTCAATCGTTTGATAACGATGCTTTGTTGTCTAGTGGGGCTCCTGTTATCGACACCTCAACCAGAAGAGATAATGTTGATCTTGCTTACGGCGGAAGCGGGGATTTATATCAACAGGGAATAGCAGGGCAAATGTCCGCTGTTCGTTCACTGGGCGACGGAGAGCTTATCTCTATAGTTGGAGACCCAAGCAACAG